CCAATTGAATGAGACAACTGCATGTTTCTCTTACCTGGTCATCCAGTTCTTTGTTTATAGCCAGGGTTTGCAGCTGCTTACTGGACTACAGTTGTCTCAAATTTATGGGACACAGGTAGAAAGAGAGGTACCTATGTCCCTAATAGCTTCCACACACATATGTTAGCTATTTAATTTATTTCAGTTTTTTTTCTAAAGTCTATATTCTTTGTTACAATATAGTCTACAAAGTAGTCAAGCTCATCTTGTGTAAACAGATGTAGATGAGCTCTTATAAACTCTATTAATATATCTCTTTCTTTTTGTTGCATCAGACCTCTCTAGGATGATACTGCCTGAAAGTAATACCTCCAGGCATGTATGCTGTAGTGTGATATCTAGTTGTCTTTATTTTAGTAATAAAGCCTAATTTACTACAGCTTGTTAGAAATGCACAGATTATTTTTGAAAACATTGATTCTTTTTCTTTACTCATATTCTTCCTCTTCTTTCTTTATTGCACCTACACTTATGTTATAGCAAGTAACACAGACTTCATCTCCATGGGGATCTCTTAGTACTGCATCTTGCTCTTCACATCTTTCACAGCTACCTCTTTCCATAATGCTTAGCCATTTCTTCCATGTCTATTTCAAACTGCAATATAGTTTCTTCAGCTGTATTGATTTGTTCTTGTAGTTTTGTTAAGCATTGCTGTATAGCTTTTGGATTAGCTTTAATACCAAGCAAAGCTTGTGCTTCTTTCATTACTCTTACTGTTTCTATTAGATACAATTCTTGTTCTACATCATTCATTGTAGGCATTGTATCAAATATATCTTCTTTGTCTTTGTGATGTTCATATATCTTTGACATCTTATCTCCTTCTTTATTTAAACCCAAAAACACAAAGCTATTTGTATTTAATTCTATATTCTTCTACCTTCTTAAATATATAGTCTGGGTTACTATCTTTAGTTATGCTGTCTAGTATAGCTTCAGCATCTTCTAGTTGTTGAGGATGACAAAGTTGACCACTTTCTAATATGGCTAAAGCTCTATCATCTAGCTTTATATGTTTAACAAATTTACCATCTTTGTATTCTGTTACCATCTTTACAATAATATTGTTACCATATTTATCAGGCTTCAAGCTTGTTTGTTTAAGTTGATATGTCTTCATCTGTTACCTCTTTAATTTTATTTTTATAATGAGTAATCTGTCCTTCCTTATCTTCTGGTATCCATTCTTTTTCTGCAGCATTAAGGATATTAGCTATGCTATTTATGTTTCCATAAGTATGAGATATATGTGTAAGAATATCTCTTAGCATTTCTTTTATTTGTTTTATTTCTTTGTTGTGTTCTTTGACTTTTAGTACTGTTTGTTCAAGGGTAATTGGGACAGTTTGTTGTGAGTTAGTTGTTGTTTTCATAGTACTCCTTCCAGCTAAAGACTACAAGCAAGAAAGATATAGTTAGCACTATAAAGAAAGGTTTATACACCATATTATTTATATAAGCATATGTTATATAAGTAGTAGATAGTATAGTAGCAAAGCTAGCTAGCATTATATCTACAGCAGTAGCAGGCTTTATCTCTGGACTTTCTTTCATTGATTCAATTAAAGGTGGTTTCTTTTTAACTTTAGGCTTAGCCTTCTTAGTTACTTTAGTTTTTTTATTTACTTTAATCATCATTACCTCTCTCTCTTGTTATAAAAAGATGTGTTTCTTCCATTAGTTTTAATTTATCTACAGGCATACCTTCTAATGGTTCTTCTATTAGTGCCATCCATTTCATTAGAAGTATCTCTCCATGCAGTACCCTGTCTCCAAGATACTGCATATTATCTATCATTTCTTTTTTAGTCATAGCTACCTACATATTTAACATTAGATAGATACCAAATGTAGCTAATCCTATTATCATCCCAATTAGTTGCTTCCATAGTAATGTTCTCCTAATAATGCTTCTGATATTTCTTTTGACCAGCCAAGGCTCATATTATATTCTATTATTTTATAATCATTGCCCATACAAGTACAGCTTGGATCATTGCATACTGTACCTGTTTCAACATATTCATATGGATCATCCCAATCAGTTTCATAACATTCATCTTTTATCATTTGCTCTCCTGTTTCTTTATTACAGACATTCTTACAGCAAACAGTCTGGCTTTAGACCATCTGTTAAATTTATGTCTAGGTTCTTTAAAGTAAGTAGCAGCCCAGTCAACGAGCTGCCACTTCTGCATATAAGGTTGTTTAGCATTATACATAGCCTAGCTTAGCCTTTATTATTTCTATGATAGACATATACCTTACATCATATTTCTTAGCTGATCTTAGCAGTTGTTTAGCTTTTAACAATTGATTATACCTATCTGCTCTGTCATTATATAGTTTTATAATGGCTTGTTCATCTTCTGTTAGGTTGTCAAAAGCTTTTGTTGGAGGCTGTTTATCTTTGATTAAGCTATCAGCTAGCCTCATATATTTAACATATCTTTGCTTTATATATAGTTCTATTTTGTCCATTAGACTCTCTCTTTCTTTATTTAGATTAAAATTTAAACAGCTAGATTTATCTTTAGCAACAGATTTATCTAAGCTTTTTTTACAAGGGGGATATGCTTTAGGCTACTTTGACAGCATATTGTCTTTGAGGTATCAAACCCTCTGACCTGCACCTACAATAAAGATTGCTATTTGCTCACTCAGACAGCTAATCAGGAAATCAAATAGGAAACTATATTGATAAGGCTAAGTCCCCTTGGTAGTTTTTAATGTGCAACTTACAGCCACAATGTAGAATCATAGCTAATGATTGACTACATTTTGTTCCACATAGTACAGCTAAATTTAAAGAAGTAAAGGGGGCATAAGCCCCCCTATGTTGCGGAGGAAGATTAGATGGTAGGTTGAGAAGGATTAACAGATTGGTTGTAGTTGTCAAGCATAGTAGCAAAAGGTGAACCATACTCTATCTCAAACATCTTTTCTGAGAACAACTTGCCACCATAATAACCATATAAGGTATCAGGCAACATATCAAAGTCTACATTAGAATTGATAAACCATAGCAATGGCTTAACACCTCTACCATTACCATCTTGGAATCTTGCCTCAATAACCTCTTCTGTATCAAGAACAATATCAGTTGTATTGGTGATTACATTAGAGTAGAAACAAACTTTCTTACCTGATTTTTCAGATATGATTTTGTGTACCTTATAAGGCTTTAAGTTATTAGTTTTAGACATTGGTAATATCTCCTATATTGATAGTCTTAAATAAAGTGGTGCAATAGTGACTATCATTAACTACTACACCACAAACACAAGGATCTATGCAAATGACAAAAGTCTTACTATCAACTTAATGATGGCAATCATAGAACATATAAATACTAAATGAAGTGCTATCATCAAGTAGAAACATAGTACCCATTCAAGGTTAAGAAATCTTTTAAGCATTGGAATCTCCTGTGTTGTAAGTTAAAGTATAAGTCTTATAGATATAAGACAACATATAGTATAAATAAACATACTCACAAACACAAAGGTAGTTACACAAATAACAACTATGTTACAACAATAACTACAACATATGTGACAAATAATAACTACAGCATAAGAATTGCAAGGGCAACAGTACTGCGAAGTGCAGACCTGTACCGATGACTGCACTGAGCACCAATGTTTTGCAACATAAAATCAATCCTAAGCTAAAATCAGAAATGGAAAGCTGTATGTTGGGGGTGCAGTTGTGTAAATAAGGCAAGCACTAAAATGCCCCAATTTTTAGGATTAGCTCCCCAAGTCAAAATGAAAGCTAAGTAAAAGCTGTTTTCTGTCAGAAACATAAGCCTTGATTTATATACATAACACTATGTAATATTGTGTGTGATAAAACTAATTTAAAAAAATTACTTTGTTACATCAGTTGTTACAACTAATTAAAACATAGGCACCTTGAGGGTGCCAGTACTTATGAGAGAATATACTGTAGCTAAAATTAAACATATTGTATATGATGATGTAACAGAGTTACCTCAAGGTTTTAACTATCTGCAGAACTGGAGAGATGCTAAAGTTGGAGATTGGGTTAAAGCAGATGATGGCTCTATTATACAGATTATTAGATCTGGAATAATGAGAAAGAGAAGAGGCAAGGTTAAAGAGGTTAGATACTTAGGAACCTGTACTGGTACTTTCTCTACTGCAAAATCAACTAAATTTCATACAAATCCTTTTGATAATATTTATTCATTTTCTGGTAAAAAGTATCAGCAAGGTTCCTTGAAAGATAGAACAGAACCTACTACTAATGAGGTTCTGTTTGCTCAGTATGTATCAAAGGGATTAAGTCCACAAGATGCATATTTAAAAGTATATAAGACTAAAAATAGAAAACATGCTTATATATCAGCTGGTATATTAGTTAAAACAGAGAGGATTAAAAAGCTAATGAGAGAAGATTTAAAGCCAGTATTAAAAGCCTTAGGTATAGATATGGAGTTAGTGTTGTCAGGTATTAGAGATATAGCTACTAATGCTGAAAAAGACTCTGATAGACTAAAAGCTTTAATAGAACTTGAATCATACTTAGAGATAAAAGAAACAACTAAAGTACAAGAGGTTACTGGTGCATTGTTTCAAGGATTTCAACCTGCACAACTAGAAGCTGCAGTTAAACCAAAACAATTAAAAGGAGATAAAGATGGCTAAAGACACCAATCTTGTAGCTAAAGCTGGACAATTTGTAAATAAAAGAACAGGTAAGCCTGTGCCTGCTGGTACCAAATATCATATGCATCCACAAAAAGGACCTATGGAAGGAGCAGTCCATGATCCTAAAATAAAAGGTGGAACTAAAGGGCATGACTTTTTTGTTAAACCAGCCAAAGCTAAAGCTGGTGGTGCTGTAAAAGATTTAAATAAAGTTTCAAAAGAATTAAACAAAGCATCTAAGATGCATGCTGGTCAATCTAAAAGAGTTAAAACTATATTTGATAAATTAACTAAAAAGAAACAAGATGGTGGCAAGTTAGTTGGACCTTCTCATGCAGATGGTGGTATACTTACACAAGTAGGTAATCAACCTATTGAAATGGAAGGTGGAGAATATGTTATAAAAAAATCATCAGTAGATAAATTAGATAAAACTAATCCTGGATTATTAGATAAATTAAATAAAACAGGTAAACTTGAGGATGGTGGACTTGTGTCTAAAGTTAATAAATCAAAAAAGCCTAATGATAGTATGTTTAGTGCTTATAAAAGAATTTTAAAAGCTATAACAAAGGATTAATAATGGCAGAAAAAAAGAAAAAACCTACAGTAGACTCTAGAGTAAAAGACATAGAATCTTATTTAGATCAATTACTAACTAGTATGGATACATTGCTTGATAGAACTGAAAATATAGAAATAGAATTACAAAAATTAAAATCACATCAAGAGTCATTAGAGGCTCAAGTTGACACAGCTAAGGCTAGGATTGGTTTAGTTGGCTAATATAAATCTTCATAATGTATCAAAAGAAGAGGAAGCTTTGCATATGGCATACAAAGACCTTATTGCTTTTGGTAAATTATTTCTACCTGATGATTTTTTAAGATCAGAAACACCTTGGTTCCACTATGAAATAGCTGATTGTATTAATGATGATAGTAAAAAACAGCTAGCTATTATAATGCCTAGAGGACATGGTAAAACAGTATTAACTAAAGCAGACCTTATGAGGTCTTTTTGTTTTAATCAGAAAGATTTTGAATGGGGTTTTGTAGATAAAAAGCCAGATCCATTATTTTATGGTTGGGTATCAGCTACAGCCAAACTTGCTACTGGTAATATGGATTATATTAAATCTCATATAGAAATGAATGATAAGATTAATTATTATTTTGGTGATCTTAAAGGAAAGAAATGGACTGAGGTAGATATTGAGATGTCTAATGGTTGCAAACTAATATCTAAATCTAATATATCAGGTATAAGAGGAGGGGCAAAGCTACATAAAAGATATGATCTTATTGTATTGGATGACTTTGAAGATGAAAATAACACTATTACTCCAGAAGCTAGGAACAAAAATTCCAACCTTATTACTGCTGTGGTATTCCCTGCTCTTGAGCCCCATACTGGTCGTCTTAGGATTAATGGTACTCCTGTACACTTTGATAGCTTTATTAATAATCTTCTTATTAATTATGAAAAAGCTACTAAACAAAATAAAAGTTTTTCTTGGGATGTAAAATTATTTAAGGCAGAGCAATCTGATGGTACTACTTTATGGCAGAGTTGGTTCCCTAAAAAAGAGTTAGAAAGAAAAAAGAAATTCTATCTTGATTCAGGACAACCACATAAATACTATCAAGAATATATGATGCAAGTACAGTCAGAAGAAGATTCTATATGGAACAGAAACCATATTAAAGAGTATAATGGAACTTACATGTATGAAAAAGAAGCTGGTATAGGGTTTATTAAGTTTGATAATGGAGATGTTAGGCCAGTTAATGTATTTGCAGGAGTTGATCCTGCTACTGATTCTACAAGAAGAGATGCAGACTTTTCTGTTATAATATATATTGGAGTAGATGAACATAATAATATTTATGTATTAGATTATATTAGAAAAAGATCACTTGCAGTTTTAGGTATACCAGGCGAAGATAGAAAAGGTATAGTAGATTATATGTTTGATATGCAACATATATATCATTCTAATTTAATAGTAATAGAAGACACATCTATGTCAAAGCCTGTAATACAATCTGTAGTATCTGAAATGAAAAGAAGAAATGATTTTTCATTAAAGTATAAAGCAGAAAAACCTGGAACCAGAATGTCTAAAAGAGACAGAATACAAGAAGTATTAGCAGCTAGATTTAGTGTAGGGCAGATACATATTAAGCCTGAGCATATAGATCTACATCAAGAGATTATTACTTTTGGTCCTAGAATGGCACATGATGATACTATAGATGCATTAGCATATGCTTGTAAATATTCATATCCATTAAAAGGCATAACAGAAACTAAAGGTACATACAAGAAAAAGAAATCTAGAGCTAAATCATGGGTAGTAGCATAATGGCTGATCCTAAAGTTGGAACAGGCAAAAAGCCTAAAGGTAGTGGGAGAAGACTTTATACAGATGAAAACCCTAAAGATACAGTACCAATTAAATTTGCAACTCCAGAAGATGCAACAAAAACTGTAAATGCAGTTAAAAAATTAAGAAAATCATTTGCTAGAAAAATACAAATACTAACAGTGGGAGAGCAGAGAGCTAAAGTCATGGGTAAAAATAAAGTTGTTAGTATATTTAAAGCAGGTAAAGATGCTATAAGGAGGCAACATGGCAAAAAGCACAGTAAATAAAGCTGGTAATTATACAAAGCCTACAATGAGAAAAAACTTATTTAATAGGATTAAAGCAGGAGGAAAGGGAGGACCTCCTGGTGTTTGGTCAGCAAGAAAAGCACAAATGCTAGCTAAGTCCTATAAGGCAAAAGGTGGTGGCTATAAAGAGATGGGTGGTCTAATAGAAATGATGGCTAATGGTGGTATGGCTCCATCACAAAAGTCATTAAAGACTTGGACTGATGCAGATTGGGGCTATATATCTAAGGGTGATAGAAAAAAACCTAAATCTCAAAGAGGTAGATATCTTCCTAAGTCTGTAAGGGAATCATTAACACCAGCACAAAAAGCTAGTGAAAATAGAAAAAAAAGAGCAGCATCATCTAAAGGTAAAGTTAAAGCTAAATATTCTAAAGATGTTGCTAAAAAAGTTACAGCAGCTAGTAAGTTTAGCAGAGGTGGTAAAACACCTGCATGGCAAAGAAAAGAAGGTAAAAATCCTTCAGGTGGTTTAAATAAAAAGGGAGTAGCATCTTATAGAGCAGCTAATCCTGGTTCTAAATTAAAAACAGCTGTAACAACTAAACCTAGTAAATTAAAACCAGGAAGCAAGGCAGCAAATAGAAGAAAATCTTTTTGTGCTAGAATGTCTGGTATGAAGAAAAAATTAACTTCTGCTAAAACAGCTAATGATCCAAATAGCAGAATTAATAAATCACTTCGCAAATGGAATTGTGAAGATGGTGGTTACATAGAAACAAAAAAACAAAGGGGTTCAACTATGATGCATAGTAAAAAGAAAAAAATGATGGGACATGGAGGTCCTAACATGAAGAAAAAAATGGATGGCATGATGGATAAAATGATGATGATGTATGGCGGTCCAATGAAAAAGAAAATGAAAAAAGGTGGCATGATGAAAGTAGATGCTGCTAAAAATCCAGGCTTGTCTAAATTGCCTAAAAAAGTTAGAAACAAAATGGGTTATATGAAAGATGGTGGCAAAGCTAAAGCTAAAAAAATGATGTATGGTGGCAATGTAGGTCATTCTGGTGGTAGTAAAGCTGCAGGAGATGTAACTCAAGTTTACTCTAGCTCAGGCAACTACAAAGTAGGACAGTAATGAAAAAAGGTTATCATATATGACCATATGATTCTAAACCACATCCAGTTGGAAAGGTACATAAAAAACAACCTATGGCATATGATAATATTAATAAAATAATAAAGGATAATAATGGCACCTAAAAATAAAAAAGTTGATAGAATTAGAAATCTATACAATAAATTAAATACTGAACATAGAGACCAATGGCTTTCTATTAATCAAAAAGGGTATGACTTTTCTAATGATAATCAATTATCTGATAATGAAAAACAAATGTTGGAAGAGTCAGGTATGCCCACATTTACAATTAACAGAATAACTCCTGTTGTTGAAATGTTAAATTACTATGCAACTGCTAATCAACCTAGATGGCAAGCTATAGGAGTCGAAGGTAGTGACTCAAATGTTGCTGCAGTCTTTTCTGATATAGCTGACTATATATGGTACAATTCTAATGGGCAGACATTGTTTTCTAATGCAGTAAATGATGCTATTACTAAATCAATAGGTTATATTATGGTGACTGTAGATCAAGATGCGGATCAGGGAATGGGAGAGGTAATTCTTCATAACCCTGATCCTTTTGATGTCTATGTAGATCCTAAGTCTAGAGATATGCTGTTTAGAGATGCAGCTTATATTATGATAAGAAAGATGTTGCCTAAAACACATCTTAAAAAATTATTTCCACAACTAGCTAGAAAAATAAATAAAATAGCTACACAATATGAAAGTGAAAGATCATTATCAGCCAAAGCTACAGATAGAGATCAAAAAGATATTCTACAATCTGATATAGATTATTCTATAGACAATGAAGGCAAAGATGATCCACTTATAGATTATATTGAAACTTATGAAAAAGTAAAGATAGCTTATACTAATGTATTTTACAGGGCACCATTAAGCCCTCAACAGTTAGAAGAAGCTAACAAAAGAGTACAAGTAAAAATAGCAGAACTACAAAAACAACTAGAAGTTGAATTTTTAGAACAACAACAACAAATGCAAGCTGCTGTACAGTCAGGCCAAATGATGCAAGAGAGATATCAACTTGAAACAGAAAAATCTCAAAAAATGATGCAAGATCAATTACAATCAGCAACATTAGAGTTTTCTTCTACTATACAAGCACAGATGTCTAAAGTTGAAAATAAAGTAGTTAGTAAAAAAGAATACAATATATTAATTAAAAATGAAAATTTTAAATCTCAAATAATAGATTCAGTAGATTTTTATGATAATAGAATTAAACTTACTTGTATAGCAGGTGATCAGTTTATATATGAAAAAATATTACCAGATAAAATAAAAGACTATCCAATAATACCAATACATTACAAATGGATAGGCACACCTTATCCTATATCAGCTGTATCTCCACTTGTAGGTAAACAACAAGAATTAAATAAATCACATCAATTAATGGTACATAATGCAAGTCTTGGTTCATCACTAAGATATATGTATTATGAAGGTAGTATTGATGCTGATATATGGGAACAATATTCATCTAGCCCAGGTGCATTGCTACCTGTTAATCATGGCTATGAACCTCCTAAGCCAATACAGCCAGCTCAATTATCTAATGCATTTTTTGGCATAGTTAATAGTGGTAAAAGTGATATGGAATATCTAGCAGGTATCTATTCTTCTATGCAAGGAGATGCAGGTGCAACTAGAGATATGCCTTATAGAGGTATGTTAGCTATGGATGAGTATGGAACTAGAAGAGTTAAATATTGGTTAAAACATTCTATAGAACCATCTCTTAAACATATAGGTCATGTAGTAAAACAATTTTCTCAATCTGTATATACAGCTAATAAAGTATTTAGAATTGTTCAACCCTCTGCATTGCAAGAAGAAAAAACAGTAGAAATCAATAGAACTATATATAATGATTTGGGTGAAGCTATAGGAAAGTTTAATGATTATGGTGCTGCTAAGTTTGATATAAGAATAATAGCTGGCTCTACACTGCCTATTAATAGATGGGCTTATTTAGAAGAGTTAAAACAATTATTAGGAGCTGGTGTTATAGATAGAGAGGCAGTGCTAGCTGAAACAGATATAAGAAATAAAGAAAAGATACAAGAAAGAGTTGGAGAAATTAGTAGACTTGGCTCAACAATACAACAGCTTGAAGAAACAATTAAAGATAAAAATGATGTAATAGAGACACTAGAAAGACAAATTGTTCAAGCTGGTATTAAAGATAAAGTTAGAGTTGCTGAAATGGAAATTAGTAAAAAGAAATTTGATACTAAATCTAAAGCAGATAAAGAGTCTTACTATACTGAAGCTCAACAAAAATTATTAAGGAATACTTTAGCTAATGATGCAAGTTATAAGAAAAAAGAGCTAGAAAGGCTATTAAAAAACTTTGGAAAAGATTTGCAAGCTAAAGACAACACATAGTAACATAAGGAGAATATATGTCTAAAAATAACAATAGTAACCCATCAATTGAAGAAGTTCTTCAAGGAGATGATCAGAATCAAGCTGATGGCTCTAATGATTTTTTTGGCAGCTTAGAAGCACAAGTTAATGGTGCAATAAGCGATGATATACCACAACCAGAAACAGAACAGGCAACTCAGGCAACTGACCCTGAAGGCACTGGCAATGAGGTGCAAACGGATTGGAGAACTAAGGCTGAAACATTTGAAAAAAGGTATAGTGATTCAACCAGAGAAGCTCAAAGGTTAAAAGCTGAAAATGATAATTTGTTAGAATTATCTAAGTATAAACCTTTAATAGAGCATCTTAAAAATAATCCTGATGCAGTTCAGGCACTAAGAGATAATATAGGTGGTAAAAAACCTGTATCTCTACAAGAAAGATTTGGTGAAGATTTTGTATTTGATGCTCATGAAGCAATGACAAATCCAGATTCTAATTCAGCAAAAGTTATGAATGAGTATATTTCTCAGACTGCTCAAAGACAAGCTATGAATATAGTTAATTCTGAAAAACAAAAAATGCAAAAACAAGAGCAAGAAATAAATATGCACAATGAAGCTTTGGATTTTAAAACAAAGATGAATATGACTGATGAAGAATTTGAAGATTTTCAAAACAGAGCTAGTCAACATACTTTATCCTATGATGATATATATTATTTATTAAATAGAGATCAAGTATCAAAAAATGTTGCAGATAATACTAAAGCTGATATGTTAAATCAAATGAAGCAAGTTAGAGATATACCTCAAAGTGCTAGTAATGCTAATAGCCCAGGAAGAGAAGCCCAAAGTCCAGATGATAGAATGTTTGACATTTTAAAAGGACTTGATGGCGATACTGATAACTTGTTCGGTTAATGGTAAAAAATTAGCCTTAACTGAACTTTAACAAATAAATAACAGGAGAAGTTATGGCAGGTAAAGTAGATTATATAAGTGCTATAAACCCTAATGCTAACTTAGATGTTACCGATACACAGACTTGGTCTGATGGTACTAGTAAAGATACTGGTGATCTGAGACGAAAGTTTAATTTTGGTGACAAAGTTAGTGAATTGGCAATAGCACAAGACCCATTTTTTAGATTTGTATCAGCAGTTGCAAAAACACCAACAGATGATCCAGCTTTTAAGTTTACAGAAAAAAGAGGATCATGGCATAAAAGATATGCATATGTAATTGGTTCTGTAATAAATGGTGCAGATGTTTTTAATGACTCAGAAATAAAAAAACTTGATGCTGATGCAGCTATATCAGCAACAGGTGACAAAGTTAAATTGTATATGGCAACAGATTATAAATCATCTGGTAATATACAAAATATCTTTGGTCAAACAGGATCAAGTAAAGTAGATGTTGGATCAACAGGAACAAGACCTGCATTTTTCTTTGCAGGACAATTGGTTAAAATTCCTGGTAAAAATGCACCTTCAGATACAGGCACTTCAGGTTATCACATTATGAGAGTTGAAACAGTTGTTGATGGTTTAACAAAAACAGCTGGTGGAGCAAGTCAAGAATGTGTTTCAATTGAAGGTACTATAATTAAGTTTGCATCAGGAGCAGGAGAGTTTGCATCATTCTTTAATAATACTCCATCTGCAGGTGGTGTAGGCACAGCTACTGATAATGATGAGCAAGTAGCAGATAGATCAATTGCAGAAGAGCTAGAAGCTAATCGTTCTTATGTTATTGGATCTGCACATGCTGAAGGATCTGGATATCCTGAAACTTGGTTTGATCAGCCATACTCAACAGGGTTTGGTTTAACTCAAATATTTAAAACATCTTGTGCTATGACTAATACTGCAAGAGCAACTGTTCTTAAATATGAGCCAAATGAATGGGCTAGAACTTGGAAAGAAAAACTAATTGAACATAAATATGATATTGAGCAAACATTGCTGTTTGGTTCACAAGGAACTACAGGTGATGTTCAGTATACACAAGGTGCTATAGATTTTATTACAAATCATGGTAATACTTTTAGTTTAGATCCAAATACTAAAACAGCAGATGATTTCTTAGGTGATATGTCTAATTACTTAGATCCTAGATATAACAATGCTAATGCAACAGTATTTTTCTGTAATACAGCTATCTATAACTGGCTACATAAATTAGGTGGATATTTTAGTAATAACTTAAATATTAACTCTAACTTTAGTGCTGATTTAGCTGTAACAGGCAGAAAGAAAGTATTAGGATTAGATAGTACTACAATATCTACAGTATATGGTGATATGAATGTTGTAAGAAATATTCACTTAGATGGTACTAATGTTCAAATATTAGGAATTAATATGAAACATTGTAAGTACAGACCATTAGTAGGTAATGGAGTTAATAGGGACACATCAGTATATGTTGGAGTCCAAACACTTGAAAACTCTGGTGTTGATAGAAGAGTTGATTTAATCTTAACAGAAGCAGGAATGGAATGGTCAATGCCTGAAGCTCATGCTGTCTGGACTAAATAATAAGGAAGGAGAGTAAGATATGGCTATACCTATGTATGGACAAAATAAAGATGGCGATCAGCTAGATTTAGAAATAGGTGGTAAAAAAGAAGTTGTTACACTAACTGCTGCAACTACTTTAACTGCTGAAGATGCAGGAAAGTTAATTTGTATTAATGCTGCAGCTATAGAGGTAACATTACCTTCTGCTGTAGCAGGAATGGTTTTTGACTTTGTCTTCTTTCAAGATACAACTGCTGGAGCTACTATAGTAGCAAATACAGGAGATTGTTTTTTTGGAACCATTACTGTTAATTCAGCTACTAAAACTAAATCTAGTGCACAATCTGTAGCTCATGCTACTGCTATTGGAACAGTTGCTAATTTTGATAATTTGGACTTTGTTCATGATTCTCAAACTTTAGGTGGAAAAGCAGGTGACAGTGTTAGATGTATAGCAGTTGACAATACAGCTTGGATGGTTAATGGAGCTTTAATGACAGATGGAAATGATCCAGATGCTATTGCAGCTATTAATGCAGGTTAAGGGAGGTAGAGAATGGCATCCACTAAAATAGGGGTTAAAGGTCACTGGGGTGGTTGTTATATAGAAGAAATATCAGGGGCTGTTACTTTAACAGCAAGTGATAGTGGTAAAATCTTCTTATGTGCAGGCGCAACAGTTACTTTACCAGCAGCTGCTGATTCCGCAGGATGGAATGCAACTTTTATCTATAAATCAGGTTCTTCTTCTGTCAATTCATTGACTATAGATGCATCTGGTGATATGGCAATTATTGTCGGTGATGGAAGTACTTTTCAGTCAGGTAAATCAATAGCATAATAAATAATAACTAGATATGGGAGGGGCAACCCTCCCTGTCTTACAACAATCTCATTCATGCTTAGTCAAGGCTTAGAGAGGAGGAAATTTGGCAACATTTGAAGCACAAGTAGATGCATTAACAGGAGTAGGAGCTACATTAAGTAGTTCTACAGTTCCTAAAGATACAGAATTAGATCAGTTTCTTAAAGATGGAGTATTAGATGTTACTCGTAGATGTATTGAAGCTAGACCTAATGAAGCATTTAAATTTCAAAGAACTGTAACATCTGACTCTAATGGGGTTGATGTGCAAGGTGCTACAATTATAGGAGTTATGAGAGAAGCTTCTACAGATGGATCATCTTATGGCACTACAGCTTGGAGGTCTTGTACTTTAATAGATCCAACTTTACAATCAAGAGTAGTTGATAGTAATAGTCTTTACTATGCATCAATTTATAATCCAGTATATACAATAGATGAAAATAAAGCTATCTATGTGTTTCCTGTACCTTCTTCAGATAATGGTATCAAAGTATTTTATGTAAACAATGTTCCATTAGACCAAACAAATGGAGTAGCTTTAGCACATACACATAATGATATAAAATATTTTCCTAATGATAAAGTATATTTAGTTGTTTTATATGCAGCTATTAAATCATTAGAAAGCAAACTATCAGAGTTAACTCTAACAGATGAAGATATAGAGTTATCTCAATCTTTAACAAATAATTTAACAATTTTAAGAAATCAATATGAGTCTGCATTTGTACAAATGAGACCACAGCAAAGGCAGGAATAATGAAAGTAAGTGAAATAATGGAAAGAGCAGGAATTAAATCTACTGGTAGAGCAGTAGCATATATTAGAGATGCTTTAGAAGAAATTAACTTGCTATCTGAAACTCATGTAAGAACATTAAGACAGCAAATAACTAAAGATCAAAGATTTTATGATATACCTTTGGATGTTGTAAAAATATTAAAAATAAGTTGTAAGTCTCATTTAAATACTAAAGAAGAATATAGAAAAATACCTAGAATGATTGGTGAGCCTTATACTTTAGATGCAGATGAGGAGTTATTATAAATGGCTACACTTAGACAATATGCATACTATATAAAAGGTAATAAAATAGCTATTGTAGAAAATGATGCTACACCTGATAATGATCCTAGTAACAGAGATTATGGTCCAGATACTAGAGTGTCAAGGTATGTAAGTCCAATAGAAACTGTATCAGATGGATTGCAGATAGAGTACACTTATAGTCCAGAATATTATATAAGAAAAAATTTGAATGAAACTGTAGAATCTTCAACAACTGATGGATCTGTAACTAATGATGATTATTTTGGTGCAGTAGAGTTATCATCTCCAACTTGGGATGAGCAAGCTTCACTATCTTTTTATTTAACATATTTTAAAAAAGGGAGTGATATTACTTCTGCATTTACAGTTGGATCTTTTGTTTATATTACTAACAATCCCTTGTATAATGGGTTGCACAAAATAGGGTCTAGTGGTTATGCAGGTGGTACTAGTTTAAACACTATTACATTTCAAACACCAATACAAAAACCAAATCATCAAGCTATAAGTTTAGACATATCAAATACTAATCTTAATAATGATATAAATAAAGGTAACTTGTATTATGGTATAAAAAAGATGCAAGATGAGTCTTTTGATATAGATATATCACCTTATATGGGCAAAGCAGTTGTAGCATATGTTAAAGCCAAAATGGCTGAAGATGCAGGAGATTTTAAGCTTAAAGAATATTTTATGAGAGAATTTAAAAAAATGTTAGAAAAAAAACAATCAGCAAAAGTATCAGGACCAAGATTTATTGTTTCTGGTCCTAATGCTATAAGATAGGAGTAAACATGGCAGGGAAAGGAATATATACATATTCAGTACAAGAATCTCAAAATGCAGGATTAGGTCAAGGTGGTTCTGTATTTATAGATGGCACATCTTTTACACCTTCTAAAGGTGTAATTGTTGCAATTACTATTGTAACAGATGGTACAAAATTTGAAACATTAACTGCAGCTGAGCCAAATAAATATGCTAGCTCTGCAGTAGGCTATGAAGGTGGTGGAGATGCTATAGCTGTTGGTTCATCTGGAGATGAATTTCCACAAGGATTAACTATATTTGGTAGATACAGCACTATAGATATAAATACTGGATCAGTTATTTGTTATATAGGATAATATAATGAGATTTGGACTATCTGCAACATTATCTAGAGTAGCAACCAATATAAGAACTTTTACTATTGGATTTTTAAAAGATAACCTCAAACTATTCTTTGACTTCAAAAATACAGACCTTGAGCATATAGGTACAGGTAGTCTTGATTTTGATGATGATGATGAACAAGTTATAAGAACAGGTATAACTAATACTAATTTTGGCAAAGCTATTACTTTAACTGCTTGGGTTACATTTGATGATGTAGATGGCAATAGAAAAGGATTATTTGGTTCTCATTATTATGAAAATAATGAATTTAGCATTCATCAACATAGTGGTCAAGATTTTAATATATCCATAACAACAAAAAGTGGAACTGTAGCTCAGTTTAACGATATAACTGATGCAGTAGATAAATGGGTTCATGTAGCTGTTGTTATAGACCAAAACATAGGAGCTACAAGAAATGTTAGATGTTATGCAAATGGAGTAGACCAAGGCACAACTCATACTCAATCTACAGGTGATATTCAATGTATAAAAGAGGCTACTATAGGTATGCAATCATATACTGATGTTCAGACTACAGGAAATGCTTGGAATGGTAAAATAGCTAAAGTTGGATTTTGGACAAGAGCATTAACACAAGAAGAAGTATTAAATATAATGTTTAAATCTTATTCAGACTTGCAAGGTAGTGAAAAAACACATTTAAGAAATTGGTGGAATTTAGATGATATTAGTGGCACTACAGCACCTGATAGTCATGGTAGTGATAATGGTACATTGCAAGGAACGTCATCTACT